GAGATAGTAAAGACCTTCAATATTACTGTGCTACACATCAGTTTGCTTTTGTTTACCATAGGCGTCTTGTTCGTCTTATCTCTTTGTAGTACTTTTGAATAAGTTTTGTTCTAAATTACTTGATAGTTCCAACGCTTTAGGTCTTATTTAGATTGGTCTAGCGTCTTTTAGCTAGTTATAGCGATTTTAATAATAAAAGCTCGGTCTAACTAACCGGGTCTGGAAGTTAATGGTGCCACTGCGGTGAGGGGCTACATTGGCTCGTCTAACCACCACCAACTACGGTCACTTTCGTTTATTAAATACCAAAATGATGAATCACTAGACAATATTCTGATTTATTAAGGTTTTGGCAACTCATGAGTGAGAGCCTAAGCTCATGAGTCTCCTTTTACTCTGCTAAGTGTTAAAAATTCACCGTTCGCGATTGATTAATGTGTTAGGGTGCAACCCGACTTGATCTATGCTGGTCTAACCCGCCAGTAGTTGAGGGTCAAGGTGAAGTAATGGTTTTGGCGAGCCCACGAGGGTGGACTGGCCCAATGCATTAATTATGAACCACCGTGTTAACACAACTCTTAGGTTTACAGGGTATTAGGAACTGGACATAACTCCGGTTTTCCCTTATTTTACTTTCTAAAAATCGGCGAGTCGCCACCAATGGAAAATTTTAAGATAGAAAGCGGGTATTTTATCGCCAATGTTCACGGTTCAATTATTGTTGCAGAGCCTCAAGCTTTTAGTGAGATCTGCAAGCACACTAGTTCCGAGTGGGCTGAATGTCATTGCATTCATTGTTCTTTTTTGAAGGATGATTGTGTTAGGTCTGCAGGACCTTTCGACGGTTGTCCAAATTGTTCGTCAGCAATATCTAACAAGGTCTGCTGGCATGATGTCAACACTGTCAATAGAGACGTGTTGGCTGATTATGTTTCAACACCCAGCTTAGCCGATATGTGGTTGAGCTTGGCATTTGAAGAGAAGCTTCAGTTGTTTGAGAGCTTCACCGTTGCTATTGATGTAGACCCCGTGGCTAAGTTGCACGTGCTGCGTGGTATGTATCAACACTTGCCTGACATCCCAGTTCCTGATGGTAAGTTGGGCAGAGAATTAGGGTCACACCAAGATTGGTGTTATCTTAGTTTTCATGATCGACCAGATTGGGATAGTTCTGAGCCTTTGTCTAATATAAGGCTCGGATACTTTTTCCAATTGTTCAAGATGGCTCTCATGTCCATGGATCGTATTTTAGGCGTTCAACCCAGCGCTGATCTTTTGGAAGTTGATGAGTCGTGCCTAGTTGTGGCTATGGAATCCTGGAACAAGAGGGTTCCGTTATGTTGGCGTTGGGCCGCCCTGAGGGCATATACAATGATGGTCGGTTCTAAGGTCGCCATCTTTCGTTATATGTTTAATAAGGTCAATGCGCTTGGAGACTTGTGTAAGAGTCATTACCCTACCGTTGCTGTTCCTGAGTCTGTTTCGGACGTCTTTGTGTGGTTTGGACAAGTTTTGAATAACTTGCTCGATACTATCACTGGTGTGTGCGTCGATACTGCTGACCTCATTAAGGAGGCTATTGCCACTGTTATCGGCAATGCCTTGAGGGCTCCTCTCAAGGCTTTGTCTAAGTTCCATGAGTGGATAGCTGAGTCTGTGTTAAAGGGCTTATCTTCGAAGGGTACAAAGATTGTTGGCCTTGTGCGTGAATTTTTAACTCATCCACTTGTAGTGTTGTCTTTCAAGACAATGGTCCGGTGGTGGTTGGGTTATAGTGTCATTAATATGGTTATGGAAGTTTGTTGGGATGATAAACTTTTTGAGTTAACTACTATAGTGCTTGATCTCGTAGTGTCTTTTAAGAATAAAGCGTCGAATGCTTTGTTTGGCTCTAATGCCTCCGCTGAGGCTGATGAAGGTACCACCGTTGCTCTCGTGGTGTCTTTGCTTATTGCTGGGTTCACCACCTTCAGTAAGTTAACTTTCAATCTCGACTCCGATTACATGGCCAAGTTGTTGCAAAATATTTATAGGACAGTTTTAACCATGGACAAGCTCCACATTGCTGATGGTGTTAATAAACTTAAGGAGTATATAACCGGCGTCACGTTAGGTGAAGAAGAGCGATCACGCTTTGTAGCCCTATATCCTGCGGCCATCAAGCTCATTGATGGCCATGTTGAGTATGCTTCTAATCCTAATCCATTGCATTCTGACAAGTTGCAGCTTCGTTATTTGTATTGTGCTTCCCTTAAAGAGAGGAAGCAGTGGGACTCGAAAGATATGACGCGTTTGACTGCGCTAACTAGTGTCGCTTATCGTGAGTGTGCGTCATTGGGGTCTGTCGAGAATTTTCAATTCAGGCGCCAACCTACCATGTTCTTGTTTTGTGGTGGCCCTGGGTTGGGAAAATCCATTTTAGCAGAGGCCGCATGTGCCACTATTGCTAAGAAGGCAGCTCCAAGTTCTAACACTGCAGATATCGTTTATACGTTTGCTCCTGGTGATGATTATCAATCTGGTTATACAAATCAAACTCTTTGGAGGTTCGATGATTTGTTTCAGAATGTTGATTCTACCGGCTCTCCAGCCGGTGATGTCAGGATGATGTTCAATATCTTCACGACCGCACCATTTCATTTGAACATGGCTGCTGTTGATGATAAAGGAACTTTGGCTAGATGTTATCTTGCCGTTGGTGCGTCAAACGTTGAAGTAGTTAAACGTGGTTGCGCTTCTGGGTATGGTACAGATGTTCTTAGGAAGCATCTTAAAAGTATTAAGCAACCGTCAGCTGTAAGGAGGCGCCTGTCTTATGTGGTGCTGCCGGTGGTTAAGTCTCCGTATAGGTACGATCAAGAGGTGGGTCGCCTCATGAAGGGTGATAAGCCCCTCACACATGAGTTTAAAATTCTCACCAGTCACCTTTATGAGTTCCTGGTATTTGATATTTCCGATACGTTGGTTATGTCGCCTACTCAGAATGAGCAGTGGACGTGGGCTGAGCTTCTTCGTTTTATGTGGAGGGAATATCTCCTGACGCGTGATTACGTCCCGTCAGATGAGTACGATGATAATGTTGTACTTATTAATGATGATGACGACGATGGTGAGATTATTGTCGAGGACTCAAGTCCTAACGTTGTTTCTGAGTATTCGTCTGCTACCCTTAGCCATGACCATGACTTGTTAGTTAAGAGGGAGCTCAAATTTGGTAAGGGCGTTAGCAGTCCTTACGTTAACTGTGAGCTTCCAGTCTTGTCTAATAGTTTACCACCCCAAGAATGTGAACCTGAAGGTTTGTATGATTGGTTACCTTTGGTTGGCAGTATAGTGACTGCCACAGCGTTAGCCGCAGCGAGTGCACACGCCGTGGCAAAATCTAGCTTGCCAGATTTTGACTGGAAGCCTGAGTACCGTGACTGCGATATTTGTTCGATGCAACCCACCGGTAGCACGATGTCTTGTCGCGCTGTTGAAGAGTGGAATGGGGTCGCTTTTGGTTTCGAAGTGTCCCATCCCAAGTTCGTCACCCAAGGCCATTTGCGCAATGGCCTTGAAGTGTCCGGGACGATTTATGTTGGAACAGGTGATAACGTTTGTATGATACCGTCGGATCATGTTACTGCTCCCGAGGTGCTAATTACGAGTAGAGAGGGTTTCTCAGCTTTGTTTAACGTTTTGGGTAAGCGTGATGTGTCGTTTGATGAAGGATGGTGTGTTGGTTATGAGCAGGAATACCCCAGGTTCAAACCTAAGAGGACTTATCGTATAGAAATTGTTAAGTACTCTGAGTATTACCCGCATAAGTCACGCGCTGAGTGTATGTGCCGGTATGCAGCAAATATAGCTTCAGTTGTTATTGTTCCAGCCGTTCTTTGTATGGCCGGTGGCGCTTTGAGCCATTATGCTCTTAGTAAGATGAAGCAAGTTGAGACGGACGATGCTGTTCTTATCCGTGATGGTACACCGCATTTTTATGATCCAGAAGATCAATGTTATAAGCCGGAGGCAGCCCCAACAACTAGGTCTCGGGTTTACTTGAACGGAAAGTGGTATTATAAAGTGCTTACGAAGGAAGGTTACAAATATTATCCGGAAGCGTCAGACTCTGAGAATCCCTTTGTTCAACTCATGTCAAAGAGTCAAAGGCTCATGTTACAATTACCATCACTTCGTAACTCGTTGTATTCTGTCACCCGTGATGGCGCACTTTTAGGGAACGTTTTTGCAGTAGACCCTAGAACATTGTTGACTCCAAAGCACGTTGCAGCATTAATAATGAAAGCTCCAAATGTTGTTATGTGTCGTGACGCAGAGCGCAGACCACTTGTTGGAAATTTCGGCTCTGAGACCAATATCGTTGTTCAAGATATTGATGATGATATGTGCCTCCTGCATCTATTCGCTAGCAAGACGTCGGAGACGCTGCCTAATTGTAGAAAGCAATTAGGTAAGTTTAAGATTGATGTTCCAAAAACTGGTAACACGCTTCTCATGACTCGTGACGAGAATGGTGCTTTAGTTACTACAGAAGGGAGCTTTTTGATGAGTTCTAATGATGTGACATATACTAGCTCTGGCGTGCGTTACACTTTAAGGCCAAATCAAACACGATTGTGTGATGTTTTTTCAAAAGTAGGCAGCTGTGGTGGTATTTACTTGGATCTTTCTGATAGTGCTGTTGAAACGTGTATGGGCATTCATGTTGCTAGGGGTGTGGAAGAAAATGAAGCTGGGTTGGCTGTTATGCATGTTGTAACTCAATCCAAAATCAGTAGATCTGTCTCTGTGCCGAGCACCAATCACCTACCCATAGATGGCATTGCTGAAAGCGGGTTGATGTTGTCTGATTGTGGTCTTCATAATTCGGGAAAGTCCATACATAAACCATTGCATCGTCCACAAACCAAGCGTGCTAAGTCTCCTTTTTACCGTACACTAGATTGCCAATACGACCTAGCAAAATTGCATTCGGTTACCAATAGTGAAGGTATAACTATCGACCCTCTTCGTAAAGCCTTAACGAAATTAGGTAAGCGCGTTTCCGAGCCCGTAGTAGGTGGTGATGGTATGATTGATGTAGTTAAAGCATTAGTCGCTGATTATAAACCCCATTTCAAGCCGTTTCAGAGGTCGGTTCCAAGTTTTCAACAGGCTGTTCGAACAGATTGTGGTTTACCAGCCGTGCAACGTCTTAAAGCTGCTGGTGATCCTTATTATTCATTTGGAGGTTTAAAGAAGATAGCTTTCGTTGAAGGTGATTTAAACCATACTTTGGTGCCTGACTACTTAGAGTTCCTCGAGACCTATGACAAGTGGCTTTGCCCCGACGATTGGGCGACACGACCTGCCTCTGAGTTTCCTGTTGCAGAGTCAACAGGTAACGGTGCTCTTAAGGATGAGCCGCGTGTGTTTTCCAAAGTAGCGGAGTGTTCCACTCGCCTGTTTATTAGTCTTAACATGCATGAGTTTATTGAAGAGCGTAGGTACTTCTCTGATATTGTTAATTGTTGGAGCACTTTGAATGTTACTATGAGTAGTGCCCTTGGTGTTGCCCCTGAAGATTTCGACGTTATTGATTCAAAATTGCGCGAAGCCGGCGACGACGCACTAATATTAGCACTGGACCATGAGCATATGGATGGTCACGTGAGACCGAGAATGATGCGTCTTCTGGCCATTTTTGCCGTTGAGCTTACTGATAGTTTTGACCATGTCAACGGGCGTTGGATGGATCCACATCTCGCCAAGGTTGATAGGCGAGGTTTTATGATGATGCGGCTGCTCTACAGGTTGTCGTGGTTTATCCTTAAGATTGGTGATGCTGTTGTTGAACCAGGCACATCACATCCAAGCGGTAGTTTTCTTACGTCTTGGATCAATCACATGGTTCAAGAATTGCTCACAGTGTGGTGTTTGTCAAAAATGTTAGGTATCACTTATACTGAAGTTGTTACTTGTTGCCCACGTGTCTTTGTGGGGGATGACAGTTTAGTCGCTATACCTAGTAGGTTCAAATCTAAAGTTGATGTTGTCGTCTACAAAAACCTTATGGCTGAGCAGGGGTTCGTTGTTACAGCCGCTACAAAGGACGACGAGCTTGATGTTTACCAACTGTGGGATCATACCGGTATGAGCTGTTACCAATTTCTTAGTCGTAAGTTCTACCTGCAACCTAGTGGAAGTATTGTGGGCGTCCTTGATCCCACAAAAGCCGAGCGTAGCATTAGTTTCTTCGAGAAGAAGAAGTTTCATGAGAATATGCCGTCCCAAATGCTTAGTTTTCTCAATGAACTGCGGATGGGTTGGGATTGTCCCTGGTACCAACCCTTCCATGCTAAATGGCGGAAAGCTCTTGATGTGATCGAACCTGGTTTTCTGGATAAAGCCTTGATAGCAAAGCCCGAGTATGTTCAACTCAAAGTGCTTAGTTTTTGTAATCGCCACACAATACAAGCTGTAGCGCAAGCTGGTGGTGAACCTGAGGTTCAAGAGTCTCATCAGACCACTCAATTTGCCACTAACATGGACTGTGACCAAGTTGATGCACAGCCTGTGCATCGCGGCGAGATGTGGCGGATGGCAGGTATGGATAAAGCACTAAGCAAGGATGTTGAATTGTTTAGCAGGCCAGTTGCCATATATGATGGGATATGGGAAGCGTCTAGTCCCACCAATTTGTTCTTTGCTCGTATGCCAACGGCGTATTTTAATAGTAATAATAATGCTCGCGCTAAACTGATGAATTATTTGTATTTGCGTGGAGTAGCTGTTGTTAGGGTCGTTATCACTTCGTCACCGTATACTGCAGGTAAAGCTATTCTTGGCGTTAGACCCTCATGTGTTCCTGGCACGCCCACGGTTTATGAGATTGCCGCTTGTCCGTCAGTTGAAATCGATGCAAGCTCAGGTAAAGAAGTAGAGTTGCGCGTACCCTGTGTGTTGCCCCATGGTTTTGCTGTTGTTCAGGACTACGCCAACGTAGTCCCGAACACCTACGCAAGGTTGTTTGATTGGGCTGATTTCTACCTTATGATAATTTCTGGGATAGATGATGTTTCAGACGCTCCAGTGAACTTTCGAGTTTACGCTTGGATTGAAGATCCGGTGGTGTTCGCTCCAACGTCAATACCACTTTACGAGCCAGGAATTGCCCGTGCTCAGGGTAAAGAGGGTGATCTTGGCCCTAAACCAACGCATTATTATCCAGACCCTGATATGAAGTTGAACCCTTTCAGCATTCCAGTCTTTTCAAGCTTTCAAAAATCAGTTGTTGGTCCTGCACAGTCGTCGGAGTCGAATAGGCTTAGTGCTGGTATTGATAAGTATGTGACGCCTACGATCAAAGCAATTGGGGGTGCTGCTGTTGAAATCGGCACTATCGTTCTTGCTGGTGCTAAAATCGCCATGCTCATGGGTTTGTCCGCTCCTAACATATCAAACAATACCATGCTTATGCAACAGGTTCGCAATTTTGATGGTCACCATGTTTCTGGTGTTTGCCCTTCCTTAATGATGGCAGGTGCTCAACATCAGAAGGTCGTCTTACCTGTAAACACTTTTTCTATAGGTAATGACGAGATGAGCATTGCCCACTATTGCTCTAGGTTTGGTTATGTTGATATGTTTCAGTTTACTGCGTCAAACCATCCAGGTGACGCTCTTACAAGCATAACAATTAACCCAGGCCTTTTGAAGACTAGAGGCCCATCACCACCACCGACTAGAGAATTCAGTCCATTGTCTTTTGCTTCTATGTTCTTCCAATTGTGGCGCGGTTCTATTGTTTACAGGCTTGCTGCTGCCAAGACTCAGTTTCACGCTGGTATTCTTGAGATAGCCTGGAAGATTGGTTATAATGACGACACTCTCGACGAAGATGGTGCGGCTAACTGCTATCGTATCATTTGGAACTTGGCTGAGTCATCTAGTATTCAATTTACTGTGCCTTATATTTCCGCTTTGCCGTGGTCACAGACTAGGATCTTAGGTTTGATGGATGAAATTGGAGCTACAGACACTAATTTGAGTGGCCAACTTTTCATTCGTGTTGTTACACCACTCATGGCCGCGTCGTCTGGTGGTGGAGCTCTTGTTACTGAGAGTATAAATATCCTAGTTTATATGGCTGGGGGTCCTGACATAGAATTTGCCGTCCCGCGTTCACCAACAGCTGTTACTACCCTAATACCGCCGCCAACGCCAAGTGCCATTGCTTGCGTTCCAGAAGGCAGAGAAGATGGCGTGTTCCAGGGTGATAGGACGTCTGGCATTGGGTGCTGTAACACAACGACAGTGTTAGGCAACGCGCATCCTTTGTCTCAGATGGGCCGTATCACGTGTATTGGTGAAGAAATGGTTAGTTTTCGTAGTCTAACCCGTAGGTTTGGGACCGTTCTCTACGATGGATTCTTGAATGGTTCAGGTGATACTCCGACGCTTATTGGCCCGCGTATTATGCAAGACCATGTTTTTATAAACATGCTTTCTAAAAGTTTTGCGTATATATCGGGCGGGTATCGTGTCGAGGTTATCCCTCACAATATGGGACCTAGGGATAAGGCCATTCTTGCGGCGCGCCTTATTTTGAATGGAAAGTTGTTTGATGAGACACCAACAACCTTTCAATCCATAAGCGTAGGGGAGTCCTACGTCTATGGTGTTCCTTGGTATAATTTGGTACCATACGTTCCCGTGTCTCAGTTCTTCACCGTTGGGGGTAGTAACACCGGTCTTGCTCTTCAAACTAGCGTTTATGCTGGTGTTTTCGAGGACGATACCATTGAAGCTTATTTCCGATCTGCTGGTGGAGACGATTTCAATATGGGTTGGCAGATTGGCCCGCCACCCATGCAGATTGAGGATTCCACGCTAGGTACCACAATTCCGTATTGTGGTTTTGCACCTGGTGTGTCACCTCATCCAGTTAACATGGCCAATAAGGTTAAAAGGGTACCTGTTTCAAACCCTAAAGACGTAGCCAAGTCTTTAAATAACGGTAAGCCTGCCGGGAGCTTTATCCCAGCAAAGAAGCTTTAGAAAGCCGGTTGTCCACTGTCCGTTAACGGTGGAAATTTTCCAAGCTGTTCGTCAGCCGGTCCTTACCCCTTCCGTGAAGAGGGGTGTCTTTTGATTTAGTTCTTTTGATATTCAGTGTGCCTGCCC